GATAATTAGTTTTTATATTTTTAAAGTTCAATTCATAGTTGCACAGAATAATACATACCCCTCTGTACAATTGAAATCACAATCACAAACGGGATTCCCAATGCGAAACAGTGAGGTCCTATGCCTGGCGTAGTTATATCAACTTCAGTAAGAACCGGTCCTTCGACCACAACAGTACGCGAGTCGTCACAGTTGTTTGTCGTAGGCCTGACAGAGAGAGGCCCTTCAGACGAGCCTGTACTCATCCAAAACCTGGGAGAGTTCGAGGATACGTTTGGAGATTACCTAACCGGTACCTACACTCACTCAACCCTGGAAACATTTTTCGAAGAAGGCGGCACACGGGCTTACGTAGCCAGAGCCGTTGGAGCATCTGCAACCGTAGGAAGCCTTGTGCTTAACGACGGAGGAACCGCTGCTCTTACACTTACCGCAAACGGAGCGGGCGCATGGAGCGCGAATGTTGGTGTCGTAGTCACGGCCCCTACGGCAAGCACGTTTAAAATTGACATCTATTACTCTGGAGTACAGAAGTACTCAACAGGAACAGTGTCTACAACATCTCAGGCAGCGGGCAGAATAAATCTGAGCGCAATCGCCCAAAGATACGTAAACGCAACAGTTAACAGCACCAGCCTCGTCCCAGACGCTCTCGCTTTGACTTCTCTTAGTGCAGGCGACTCTTATCATAACCAAGTTGTCCAAGCTACTTATGAAACACAATTGGCACTCTTCAATGACGCCCTTGGTTCTGGTGCAGTAGTTTGCCCAGAAGACTTTTCTGATGCAATGTCAACTGCTCTGATTGAACATGCAAATGCAAACAGTAGAATTGCTCTCTTGTTCACAGGCGAGAATGCGGCTGTATCTGCAGTCAAGTCAACAGCACTTACGCTTCAAGCCGAAGACGGTGCAGAACACGCAGCCTTATACTACCCATGGGTAGAGGTTCCAACTGGAGTACCAGGAGTTACCAGATTTGTTCCGCCAGTAGGATATGTCGCTGGCAAGCGTGCGGTTGCTCACAACCAAACAGGGCCACATCTTCCTGCAGCAGGTCTTATCTCGGCAGCATCATTTGTAGTCGGCCTGAAGGCTGACATAAACAAAACAATTGGTGATGACCTTGATGCCAACTACGTCAACCCAATCAGAATCATTCAAAACACAATTAGAATCTACGGTGCACGTTCACTGTCATCTGACGTTGATAACTTCCGCTATATTACTCAGCAAGACGTTGTAAATACAATTGTTACAGAGTGCTACCGCTCTATCGAAGATGTTGTGTTTAGCTCCATCGACGGCAGAAACACTATTTTCGCCAACATTGAGTCACGATTGATATCGATTTTGTCGGTCATGCGTAATCTCGGAGCTCTTTACCCAGCTTTTGACGCAAACGGTCGTCAGCTTGATGACGGTTATGTTGTGAAGTGCGATACTTCGCTCAACTCAACATTGCAGTTGTCTGAAGGCTTGGTCAAAGCAAAAGTTGGCGTTCGTGTCAGCAGCGTCGGTGACAGAATCGAAATCGATATTGTCAAGTCAAACCTAACCTCAACAGTAGTTTAAACAAAGGAAATTCCTCATGTCAAAAGTAGCTCAAAGACAAGTACTAGCAACAATAGTTCCAAGCACTTTCAGCGACAACGCCAAACAGCAAACCAACGTGCAGGCCAACCTGCCTAAGTGGAACGGATTCCGCTTTGCTCAGGTTTCAGGTGGCGAGATAACAGCATCTGTAGAGAAAATCTACGAAGGCGGAAAGTCTAGACCAACAGTCCTATGTGCCCCTTCGGAGATAGGTGACATCACGCTGACTGCTCACTATGACGATGATATGAATACCTCACTCACTGAAGCTGGTATCGGCCGTAAACTCAAGGACTTGCGTCGATACGTCGGAACAGCTTACTTTAACCTTACAGTATCTGTTTACGACTGCGACATCAAGGACCCAACCAATGACCGTATTTACACAAATGCGCTTCTTGTTGGAATGACTGAGCCAGAAGGTGACTCGTCATCTGGAGCTCCAGCCACCTTCGCATTGACCTTCGCAATCTCAGACGTAGACGCCGCCTAAATACGCTAGTTGCAACGCCAGGCAATATGTCTGTGCTAGCTTCTCAGCATGAGCGATAATCCACTGTACACAACCGAAGACTCCGACGACGTTAAGAGCAGCAAAAAGGCTGGTCAGCGTGATGGACTTACTTCTTCTATAAAAGAAGAGACACAACTTGACCGCTTGCGTTCTGTTGTCAAAAAGAAAGTTGAACGCCCTGTTGTTCATATTCCTGTCACGGAACGTGATGGTGTGAGCATTAAGGTCAGCCCAAACATTACCCAGTCACAGATGAAAAACTGGAGAAAATCTGCTGGCGAAGACTCACGAAACGGTCTTGATGCCACTAAATTTGCCTGCCTAGTTATTGGTAATACAACCATCGGCATCTGTATGGATGATGAGGAAATCTATGACGAGAGTGGCAATAATCTTAACTTTGCTCACCCATTAGTTTTGGAAATGACCGATACTACTCGTCCGGTTCCAGATGCCGTTCGTGCCATGTTTGGTGTTGACCCTCACATCGAATCAGCCGCTTTGGCAATCTTGGACGCCGCTGGATATTCAGATACTGTTGCCGCGGTGGACCCTACGAAGGAATCTTCGACGAACTAGTTGAAGATTCCATAGTCATCTCCGCAGCAAGACTTGGAGAACTTTTCCACGTTAATCCGTTGGAACTCATGAACTTTGACGATAATGACTGGTTGGTCCTTCTCGCCTGTGCTAAAGTAATAAGTAACGACCGCGAAGAGCAAGAGCGCAAGTCGAAGACTTAGGGATACTGCTCCCATAGCTTGACCGCCTTAGACTCACGTGATGTAAAAATCACTCTGGGCAGGCTATATGGCAGACGAAAATATTAATGTAAAAATTAAATTTGATGCCCAAACTGGTGAAATTCGCCGTGCGATTGCGGAAATTGCAGTTTTACACAAAAGACTAGACAAGCTTTCTAGCGGTAGAACAGACAAGTTTGCCAACAGCACAAACAAAAGCCTAAACAGCATGACCAGTGGCTGGAAGAGAAGTTTTGACGCCATAGACAAAGGCGCAAAGATGGCAGGCAAAGGCCTGACCAAGTTCTTGGGAATGTCAGTTAAGGGTGTTGTTGTCGAAATGGCAATACTTGGCGCAACAATGATTGGCATCCATGCATTATTTGCTGCAGGACAATTTCTGGTCAAAGCCTATAGGGGAGCCATGCAGATGCTTGCGTCAGGTGCGGCGGGGGTGGTTGTTGCAATATCTGCAGCCTCGGCAGCCATACGAGAACAACAAGCAGCAATATATGCCTACAGGGGCAAGGGTGCTCCGGCTTTTGGGTCAGCGATGAATCAGACCCGCATGGCGATGAGAAACCTGCAATCCGATGCCGCTCTGTCGAGCCTTGGCGTAGAAGCACTCAATAAGGCATATGGAAATATGTCAAAATCAATGAATACCAGCCAAATTAATCAAAGTGGTGGTGCAATCAAGGCTTTGATGGACTTTGGTTCAGCAGGTCAAGACCCAGCCAAGGGGCTTGAGCAAGTATCTGTAGTTATAGCCGCACTTTCTGATAAAAAGAAAAACATCAGTGACGTCATAACTGAGGCAAAAAAACTAGGTCCAGAGATGGAATCGGCTTTAAAAAAGGCGAACGTTAAGACAAAGAAACAATTTCAAGAACTCCTGATGTCTGGAGACCTTGCTAAAAAGGGTGGCGTCTCCGGTCAGTTTGACGCAGTGAACAATACTTTGATTAGTCAAATGAAAGGCTACTTTACCCGTTTACGTGGCGAATTCGCGGACTTTGGCGACATGTTTCTTGAGCCGCTAAAAACTGCATTTGCTCGCGTGTTTGACAAAGTCAGAACCGACTTAGCGCGCGTATTTGCTGCAATCCAGTACAGCTTTGGAGCAGAGGAAGGAATAAATAACTTTGCAAGCGCTATAGAAAAAGCATCTGGCTGGCTAGTGAAAATGATTCGCGAATACCTTCCTACTGCTGTTGGCATGTTCGACAGAATCGGTGACTGGTATACAAAATTCAAGCGTGGTTGGAATCTTGTTCTAGATGCGACACGTCCACTTATCGACGGAGCAAAGGTTCTATATAAGGCCATGGACCCGATATGGGATTCCATCAAGGGAGGCGCTCAAAACCTTACGCTTTTCAAGGACCTCCTGGAAGAAAATAGTTTTTTTGTTGAAGAGTTCGGTCAACGCATAGCCGACATCATCGACACCCTTTCTGAATACTTTATGGGCCTAAAGAAAAACTTTGCCCAAATGGCTCCATTTATAAATGACCTTTTAGCAGGCCTTAATCAGGTATTAAAAGTGCTTACGAAAGTAATGACCGTTGGAGCCGGAAGCGGTCTTGGGGCAGCGCTTGCCCCACTAATGGGTGCTGCTGTTTTGGGACGAGGATTGGCCGGAGTCAAGGGGCGCTTAATGCCCAAGTCCGGAACCCATACACAAACCATGAACGTAACGGCCAACAGTGTAAATATCGGCAATGCTGGTCCAGTCGGTTCCGGTCGCCTTTCTTCTGGCGCAACGTCAGCAGGAGGTAGTGGTGCTCCTGGTAGTTCTGGTACGTCCGTTTATCCGTCGTCAAGAATAGGAGGCGGAGCGTATCGCGAAATGAGAGATGACCCATCTCGTAGATTTTCCCAAAATATTAAAGACGGATATCGCATGGGGTTTCGCTCAAGTGGTTCAACCCAAAGACACACAGAAAGATTTACCAAGAGGCAGCAAATAGGACGAGGAGCTGGATATGCGGCATTTGGGCAACCCAAAGACCCGTATGCATCCCCGACCATTATGGGTCGTGATGGAAAACCTCAACCAAACCCTCAGTACAATCTTGCACAGTCTGCTCGTTTTCGAGCCGAACAGTCACTAAATGGTCGCTCTAGAGACGAGTTGCATCAAATTGCGACAGGCAAAGGCATTACTGGCATAACTAAAGAATCTACAAGAGAAGAAATAAATCGCCAAATACTTGCAAAAAAGGGCTCAGTTGCAGAATTCAAAAACGACCCTCGCCCTGTCGGAATCGGAACAGGCGTTTCAAACGACCTTAGACGTGCAGCAAACAAAACCAGGTCAGGCATAGATAGGGGAGTTGGTGTCGCTAGAGGCGGAATGGCTTACCTCAACTCTGGTGCGTACGACAGCGAAAAAGGTGAGTTCAGAAACGTAACCAAACAACGCGATTTACTTAAGGACAGAAGATTTGGCGTGAAAGGCGACGACGGAATAAGAAAAGGAGGAACTGACTCGCAAGGGGGCCTGAGAAAACTTTCGGGAAGATTAAATTACGCCCGCGATATGAACAGAATTACGCGTAACGACAGTAAATTCGGAGCAGGCACAAAGAAGTTCAACAACAGTATGGGTGGTCGCGCCGGTGTAGGAATAGGACTTGGAATGGCAAGTCAGTATGCCCCAGAAGAAATGCGTGGAGCCATGGCTCTTGGAGCAACCGTTGCCACCATTAACCCAATGCTTGGACTTGGTGTTGCTGGAATAGGTGGAGCCATGAAGGCTCAGGGCACAATGAAGGGTGCGATATCTGGTGCTGCTGGTGGAGCCGCTCTAGGCGGAATGCTTGGGCCACAAGGCGCGGCTATTGGTGCTGGAATAGGTCTACTTGTCGGCGGAATAATGGGAGCCGTAAATAAAGGAAAGGCTCAACTTGCTGCAGCTAAAGCGACAGTCATGGAAAGCTTCGGGCGTCTTTATATGGAGACCACGAAAAGCGCAGGAGCAGCATTTCAGAAAAACTACGAAGCTTCCCAGAAAGGTCAAAGCCTGGCTGGAAAAGGTGCAACCATGCTTGGAGTTGGAGCAGGTTATGCAAAAACCCAAGCCGGTATTCGCAGCTCTATAAGTGGCGCAATAGCAGGTACCGGCGGAAGCTACATGTCGGGTGGGAGACAGGAATTCGAAGACCCCGTAGCCGCTCTTGAGGCGTACTACAAGACTGCAGAAGGAAAAAAGGTAAGCGCAGAAGACCAAAAGACACAGAAAAAAAAGGCGACTGGCACGCTGCGCACAATGCTAAAAGAAACTGACCCGGCTGTTCAGAAACAACTTGGGGAAATAGACAAACAAAACACCGCCAGAATAGATGCGTTATCTAGAGCTACTGGTAAAAGTGGTGCAGAACTAGAACAAATGGCTAAAAAGTTGGGTATAGACCTCTATAACCCAACCGTAAAGTACAACGAACTTCTAACAAAATTTACTGAAGGCATCATAAAAACCGGAGCAGCCCTGAATGATGCGTTAGTAGATACTTTTCTTACTGGAGCAAATCCCTTCAAGGAAACCAGAGAAGCAGGAGAAAAAAGCGCCGCTCTCAACCAGAACGTAGCCGGTTTAGGTGATGTCCTTCGTAAGAAGGGAACAAGCAAGGCGGATAAATCAAAAGCCATTGGCGCTTCCTTTGAGCAAATGATGCCGCAACTACTGGCAGTAAATGGTGGGGATGCGACAAAAGCCTATCTTGCCTATAACGAAATGTTTGGTCAAGGAGAAGAGGGGGGGGTTTTTGCAAAAGGCGGAGCCCTGGCAGGACAGGGAAAGACCGTCTTGGGGGATAAAGATGTTATAAAATCTCAAGGTTTGCTAAAAGAGGGAATGGTTGGCGAAGCTGCTACTCAAATAAGCGCAAGACTATCCAAGAAGAACATGACGGTCGACCAGGGAGCCCTGAAAGCAGCTCTCGCTAGTAAGAGTCCAAAAGAATTGGCAGCGATACTGGGCGATGTTTCGACGTTTGACGAGGCAATGGACCCAGAGCTTGCAAAGCGCGGCGTAGACACTAACAGACTAAGAAAAGGCTTAAAAGGCGAAACTGCAGCAGATTTAACATCAGGTCTTGAGAGCATCATCGGGCCCGGTGTAGCGATTACTGCTGAAGACCCAAAGAAGCTTGACGCAATAGCTACTGCGGCTACTGATTTTTCTACTTCTGCGACAGGTCTAGAAACTGCTATTAATACATTTAACACCAATATGGAAGGCTTCTTCAAGGCCCCTCTCGGCGAAATGCCGGGATGGTGGGAAAAGGGTCTGGTATTTGATGGCAAGACTCTTAAGCCGGCCAACGATACATCTACCCCTCGCGCGGGTGGCGTAGGAGACACTGCAACAAGCAAACTTTCTCAAACAATGGGCCGTCACGCTGCTATGAACGGTCAACTAACAGGAAAGAGAACAGTCACTTCTTCTCTCAGAGATTACGCACTTGGTTCAATAAACTCAGACCACGCAACTGGTTCTGCTTATGACCTCACAGGACAGAACCTAGGTCAGTACGCAAAGCTTGTTCACGCGAATGGAGGCTTTGCTGAGTTCCACGGTTCCATGGCTAATCGTCATCTCCACGTTGTTCCTGGTTCCGGCATGGGTGACACATCAACACCTTCACCAGTTTCTACATCATCTAGTTCCGGTGGTGGAACCAATAATTACTATACATTTGAAATAAATGGCAACAACGCTGCTCCTGAAGTAATTGCCAATATGGTCATGGCCAAGATTCAAGAAAAAGAACGTTCTGACAGGCAGAGAAGATAATGGCACTAAATAGCATTTCATACATAACTGTCGGCTATACCGAAACAGACAACGCAAGCGTTAGAAAAGGCTATCCAATAAAGCAGCTGTTTAAGCAAACAGTAAACACAAACACTCCTGTCTTCCCTGCTTCCTATACCCCTGTTTCTACTCAAAAATATTGGCTTCCGTTTCTGAGCAATTCTCAGCAAGATTTCAACTTTATTGAGTACACGGTCGGTGACGAGTACGGATGGAGCGACGATGATAATTTGCGTGCACCACAGATACCGTATTCAAACCCTAAAACAACAAAATACTACGACTTCGTGACCGGTCATAAGATTGTTTTTGCGAACAATATATACGTAGCAACGCAATACACGTTTGAATGGGGTCTTACTAAATTTAAAAGCAATGCTAATCCCTATAAATTGTCAAGAATTAGAAAATGGCGTAAATTTAATGACACCGGCGATGATTGGTCTCAGTACTGGTATCACCCTCTTCTTAAGAAGTTCTATCTACTAGACTCCACAGATGCAATAGCCGAGCTTCCTAATTTTGACGAAGCATCACAATCAAAATGGGATAATTTTGTTGGCGATTCAATGGACATGAATCTTGAGAACTTTGACTTAGCTCAAATTAGGGAACTTATATCTCAGGGAACTTCCGTCGCGGCCGCAACAAGTTTGGTTAATTCATTGTCCACAAGAACAAGTACGCTTTTTTCTGATTATGTTGCCAATAGTACAAAGACAAAAAGCGCAACAATTGCGGTTTATTCACCTACACAAACCGTAAAAGCATCATCGAAACCTGAAGCGCCAAAAATGATTCAACGCAGAGCGACATTAAACTCTTCTGAAAAAACTGTCCTGGATGAGTACGAGTTTAACTTACGTCCCAACAATATATCGTACAGCAATATTGGAATTACATGGACGGAAATTGAACGTTTAAATAATTACGGATTGGTTGACTATAAAAACAATAAGCTTATGAAAATTTCATTTGAGTTTGTTGTTGAAGAACATTCAGGAGAAAAATCCAGTATTTACGAATCATGCGAAGACAAACTCGCAAAACTTCAGAAAATGGCAAACACTCCAGAACTTGTAATATTTAGAAATTTTGACTCTTTGTTTAGTGGTAGTACTAAAGTTATAGAGGAAAAAAGCTATAGGGAATGGGCGATTTTTGATATGTCAATCTCTTCTATTCAAAGAACTCCCCTTACCTCCGTATCGGATGGGGGGAGCATAAGTCGCGCTACCGTAAATATGACAATTCAAGAAGTGCGTCTCAGCCCTGACAATGTCATTTTTATGCCAAAACTTCGTAAGGTTCCGAACGTACCGAACGCCCCAGGAGGAACTCCCGACCCAGAACTATGTATCGAACTAGCAACAGACTCTTCAGAGACAGCTCGCTCAGGCGGAATTAAACTCAGTCCATGTTGGTACAAGAACCGAGGAATGGCCGTTCCTGCGGAGTAATTAGATTATGGCTAAATTATTTTTACCATCCAGCGTAGATAGTTTCGGAAGACCTGTAGGCAGTTCTGTCAGGTCTAACTTTCGAGGACCTTTTGAAAGAAAGTTACTCATATCTTCCCTACCTGACAATTTGGTGTCAGACATTTCTGACAAAGTAACCGCGTTCTCGGTTAGTTACTCAATAAGTCAAGCTTCTGAAATATCGTTTGATGTTGTAGATGTTGATTTAGAGATGGCAAGAAATAACTATTTCATACTTGGAAGAGATATAATCTACGAAACACAAACTCTGGGAAGAGTCAACTCGTTTACTGGTGAAGTAAGACAAGTTAGACAGCTCTTCGAGATAGCTCAGGTCACCTCAGCACAAGGGCCGGGCGGAAGTGCCATATATAGTGTTCAGTGCTATTCAAAAGCTGTTCAGCAAATGAAGAGAGACAAGACTCCAGCAACAATCAAAGGCAATGGCAGTCAATATGTTAAAAATGCTGCAAAAAAATATGGCCTTGATTTCTACTGCGAAGAATCATCTAAAGCAAAAAATATTACTAAAGCAAAAGGGTCAAAACAGTCGGAATCCGTTTGGGACGTTTTGGACAGGTTGGCAAAAGATGCAAAATTTGTTTTATTCGAAGTAGATGGGGTTTTAGTATTTGCTTCGGAAACGTTTTTGCTTCACAAATGGGGAACAAATATAAGATACATAGACAGAAAAGTAATCGATAAAAAAACTAAGAAAAAGTCTATAAAAAAACTGGCCAGAAGATTCATCCCCCTGCAGTGGCCAAACAGTGGTCCCCAGTACAACGGAACTTCTGGTTTCTTTCGTCTTATCGAAAGACCTACGATTACAAAGTCCGCAAACGACCCTTACGCCGGAAATGGAAGCTGTTTGGTTGAAAGGTTTAACGGCGTACAGATTCGGCCAGGAATGACTGCCTATGTTGGTTATGTTCCCAATTCATCCGGTTACTACTTGGTGGAATCCGTATCATTCAAAGAAATGACGCCAGACCCTGTTGCTGTTGGTTTCAGAACACTGACTCGTGACGAAGAAAAAGAAGCAATAAGGCTCTTGCCTTTAGGTCAGACGTATCAACAAACATTTACGAGGAATGCTCCTTTACGAACAACAAAAGAAGCAGCTCGTAACGAGCTAGGAAAGCCAATAGTAAACCCCTCCAAGGATAAAAGAATTACTGGGAACAATTTTCCGACACAAGAGGACCCACTTCGTTATCCAGACATGGAGTACGCAAACATTTCCCGCACGTATGCATCTACTTATGGAAAAATACCTAAGAGCACGAACAACAGAAACTCAGTAATACTAACCGGGAATATAGACCTGTGGAATAGGCCTATTGTTCTTTCCGTAAGCAACGGAAAAACGGTCGGATATCACACTCTTTTTAGCGTTGAGTACGTTTACCCGGAGGGTTCTTCTTTCAAGGCAGCAGTTCTACCAACCGTATTCACAGAAGACGGCGTAGCTGTAATAAAGACATATGACGAAGTTGTGGCAAAATATTTAGCCGATGGTGCGTATTCTGGGTCGGCAAAATATCTAGCCATAGTCGAAGGCGGGTCTCGACAGGATGCCGTACTTAACGGACGAGATTATGGACTACTTCTATCTAGACAGCAGTCTCTCGTGATTGAAAAACGGTTCCCTGGCATTAGTTTTAAGAACTTTGTCAACACTCCAGGGGGTGTAGATAGTGAATGGTAATACACGATTTCTAATTAAACTTGGCATAGTAAGGTAACGGCCATGGCAGAAATTATTGACAGAGTAAAATCGTCATCCCATCCGCTTGCCCCAGGTCGAATCTATTCAGGCTTGATAAAAATGGTTGATTCGCGCGGTGCCGTAACTGTATATATCCAAGAACTGGCGTCTTCTTACGAAAAAGTCGTCCCTCTTAACACAAACAGTAACTCGATTCTGGCTGTTGGAGACGTGGTTAAATGTACGTTTTCTAACGAGTTCTTTACTGAGTTGGTCGTTTTAGGCTTGGCAAACATTAAAGAAGCGGCGCAAGCCGGAGTGGCCATCTCCGATACTGCTCCTTCAACTCCATCCTCTGGAGATTTATGGTTTGACTCAAATACGAGTACGACTTTTATTTACTACGACTCGTCATGGATTGAAATTGGACCACAACCACTAAGTATTGTTGGGCCGACTGGAGCGACCGGACCTGCAGGTGGACCAACTGGCCCGACTGGCATTACGGGGGCTACCGGTCCGACAGGTATCGGAGCAACTGGTGCGACCGGTCCTGCGGGTGCGACCGGTTCTGCGGGTGCTACCGGTATCGGCGCAACTGGAGCAACTGGTTTAACTGGCGCAACAGGGCCTACTGGAATTACTGGTGCGACCGGTTCTGCGGGTGCTACCGGTATCGGCGCAACTGGAGCAACTGGTTTAACTGGCGCAACAGGGCCTTCAAGTGGTGTCACTTCATTAAATGCGGGTACTGGAGTTTCTGTATCTAGCACTACGGGCGCAGTAATAGCAAGTATTGGTCAATCTGTCGCCACTACGGCAACTCCGACTTTTGGAAACATAACCGCATCAGGTTCTGGAGATACGAGTGTCAGAATTAACTCTACCAGTGGTTATGCCATTCAATACTTTTCAATAAATGGCACTAATAGGTGGCATTATGAAGTTACACCTTCTTACCAATCATGGGCACTTGTTGAATCAGGTGTTGCTCAAAGAATGACTGTTGAAGCAGGTTCAGGACCAACTACTTTTGCAAACTTGGTCAAGAAGCCAAGTCAGCCTTCTTTTCTTATTTATACAGGTGGATATAACCACCCAGCAAACTGGGTGGACATCAGCCTGCTTGGTGGCACTGCCATAGTTAGCCACAACAACGGTTCGCATTGGAATAGTTCAACAGGGTTATTTACTGCTCCTGCTACGGGTTACTACCTGTTTTATGCTGGTGGTTGGGGAAACTATGCTGGTGCTGGAAACAGATACGCAATCAGTTTTTCTGTCAACCAAACAGTAGGCGGAGACTGGGCGTTTATCAGTGGTGCCAACACCTCGCTGGTAGATAGCCCTTTGGCGATGTCGCCAGTAGTTCGCTATATGGCAAGTGGTGACTACATGAGAACGACTATGTTTTCTTCGGTTGGGATGCAACTCGGCACAAGTTCCCACAAGTTTTACTATGGTGGATATTTTTTAGGTTAGGAAAACTATGAACACATTTACAATCACACTTACAGATGCAGAACTTAAAGCCCTTGCTTTTGTCGCTTACGACCCTCAAGATTGGATGGACAATGCGATTCGCGAGCGGTGTCGTCTTGCTATGGAAGAAATTTTTACGGCGGAAGTGGCGCGGATGGTTGCTGACCCATCTACCACTTCAATTCCCGCGGACCGTGAGGCTATAGTTCTAGCCGCTGATATCAAAACAGCCAAAGAAATCCACGAAGAGAGCATGCTTCCAGTAGATACACCTCCACCTGCTCTGCCCGAAAATCCGGATGTGGGATAATTGAAAAATGGATTCTCTTGCTTTTCCAATAAAATTTGACAGTACTGGTATCAAAAAACACCAGGACGGAACAACTGACTACTACTCTCAGTTGCTGTCTATCTGCATGCTTACAGAGCCCGGAACCCACCCGATGACTCCTAGGTTTGGAGCCTTTGACCCAGTTTTTCAAGAGATAGACAAAAACGTGTTTATTCTTAACGCTGCCCAGTTTGTCCCAGAAATTACTATTACAGCAATGGAAACGACAGGCGTCGAACAGTCCTCTGGGGCGGCCAAGATTTCAGTAGCTTTTGAAATAGCGGATTAAGGACAAGACATGCCAGCAGATTTTAGTGAATACGTAGACCTATCAATATTTGATAAGGAACCTGGAGACATCTATAGAGACTCAATAGAGCTCGCTCGTCTTTCCTTGCCAGACTTCAACTTGCGCCCAGGAACCCCTGAAGACGCAATATTTCAGGCCGCTGCATACGTCAGCGCGCTGAACATAAACGCAATTAACAGATTGCCCGACAGACTAATGGCAGGCATTGTTCAGATGCTTGGATATCAACGTCAGCAAGCAATTTCTGCTGAAGTGAATGTTGAAGTAACTATAGGCTCTTACGACGGTGGAAACGTTCCAGCCGGAACCGTATTTGTCTATGACTCGACTTTTGAAGACGAATCTGAACAGTACGCATTTCAAACCATATCTGCCACGACTATTCCTGCTGTTGCTCCAGGAGTAAATACCTATCCGTCGGCAGTAATAACAGTCAGGTCGTTAGAGCCTGGCATTATTCCTCCCTTAGTACCAGGAATAGAATTAAGCATCATATCTTCTGGAACGAACATTATTTCGGCCGAAATTGCAACAGTTTCTAATTTTGCAAACGGCTTAAACGAAGATACTGACGAGGACTATCTATCAAAAGCCTCCACCTATCTTCGTTCACTCAGTTCTGTTTTGGTGACACCAGCTCAGGTCGATGCTTACCTTCTTACGAACTACCCATCAATTGTGTCGAGAGTAAAAACCCTCGACTTAACTTGGGGAGACGACCTTGACGGCAACCTAACCGTATACCGCCCGTCTGGCGTAGTTAAAACTTTTTTAAGTGCTTTTGAGGCAACGGTACAAACAGAAGCGCCTCATCTTTATGTAGTTGGCGACGTTGTGGACTTGGATATTTTTAACTCATCAGTGAGTGCAACATTTAACGGCCAACACACAATAACCAGTACAAGTAATACTACTTTTAGCTTTACCAAAAACGTGGGTAACTCAGCAAGCACGGTCGTAACAGGCTCCGCTTATGCCGGTCAAGATATAACCGGTTATGTAACAGTAGTGGCCTATGGAAACGGAACCGAACTTACCAGCGTTGAAAAATTAGGATTGATTACGGACGTAAGAGATAAGTCTATAGCTGGATTGGTTATGGACATAGTCGACCCAACTTTAGTGACCTTGGAGATTACTGGCTCTGTAGTGATTAGTGACATATACGAACAGGCTGCTCTCGTAGAAACCATAGAAGACGTTATTGTCGAATACCTAAGCCCGCAATCATTTTCCTTTAGTTTAGACAGAGTAAGACAAACTCAAATAATTTCTCTAATCAGCAATATTCCTGGAGTCGTTTATGTTGAATCCCTGAGCTTGACTCCTACGGGTAGTGGATGGTTGCCTAAGCACGGTGTCGACATTCTGTTCAGAGACAAGGGTACTCTTCCCATTCTTTCTCTTGATGATATTGACATTACATATACGTCAATAAGCGCTGGGACTTAAAATGGCCAGTACTTTTAATCTTTTATCAGACAGCAATGCTCTATCGGTTTTTTCCTCACAGCAAGGAGAATTCGTAGGTATATCTTCGATTTCCTACGATTGGAGCGCCACCAATGCAGCCCTCTTTATAACAAGCTCTGAATCTATAGTAAACACTAGATACGTTCTTCGTTTGGCACCAAACAACTCAGGTGATGTTACTTTAAGATTAAACAATGTTCCACTCAATATTGCTGATAACGGGCGAGCCATATCGGCAAACGTAAAGATAAAAGCAAGTTCCCCAATCAGTGTTTCATCGCTTTTATATATTGACTCTGCCTCGGCGGCATATGAACCGAATCTTCAGTCATTCACTAGCGGTAAATACTCGGCAGTTCATACAAACCAAGCTTCAGTACCAGACGATGGAGTAAAACATACCGCCACAATGAAGTTTGTAATTTCAAATCATTCTTCTGTGAATATTTTTGTAACATTGCCTCACCTAATACATGAGTTGGGTTTTTATAAAAATCCTTTTGTTGGAAGAGCAAGAACTTTCTTGCCCGATTTTTACTTTGAAGTGGATTCTTCTCAGCTTTATCCATCTTTCCCATTTTTTAGACTTCTAGACATTCTCACTTCGGCTGCCGGAGAGACCCTGAAAGAACACGACAGCATGTATGAAGTCGAGCAGCAACAAGTCCAAGTTCCGTCACAGGTAGCTGAATATTGGGCGTCCAGTTCGCTTGTGTCGTCTCGTTCGGTACGTGCCGCCTATGTACCGTGGCTTTCTCAGTTCACTGGTACATTAATAAAGCAAAATATTTCAAAATCCGACGGTACTCCATTTTTTGATAATCCGATAATCAAAAGAGACTTTATTGAATGGCAACTAAATAGCTCGCACTACGGAAGGTCCGCAGGAAGCAGGAATGCCATTACGGAAGCAGCGCGACAAGTTTTAATAAAAACTAAAGATGGAACTCCAAGCACTCTGGCGGTGGCAGTTCTTGCAAGATATCTGGACGACCCTTTCGAAATTCGAGTTGCAACCCTCTCTAACGAGACCCCGGATGCTGAAGAAGGAGAAGTTAGCCATTTGGTGACTGAGTCAGTTAATTGGGCGAAACCAATGGGTTACAAAATAACAGTGCAAACGTTTGACGAATTTTTCTTTTCGCTTGACGACCCAACATTGGGTGCGCTAGATAATTTCAGTTGGGGCTAAAATGATACACTCATCTATGAACGATTTAGGAGAAAAATAATGGCCGGACAGGGAGTAAAGCTTTTTTTATCTGGTGAAATAGCTACGGCTTCAGATGTGAACCAGTATTTAATGGACCAGGCCGTTTGTCGTTTCCTAGACGATGAAGAACGAGATGGCGCATTTGGAGACGGAATACCAGTATCTCTAGGAGGGTCCGGATTACCAGCATTGGCTCCTGGAAGAATGTGTTTCCTTTTAGAAGGTCCGGGAAGCACGCCAGGATTCCCCGTTCGAACCGTTCAGTACTACGACGGAAGCGCATGGCAAGACTCAGACCAGTTCACTATTCCTGACGGCTTTGTTACGTCGGCCAAAATAGCAAATGACACTATTATGAATGTGGACATTAACTCAGCCGCAGGAATTGTTGATACCAAACTTGCTACAATTTCCACGGCTGGTAAAGTTTCCAACTCCGCTACCACCGCAACAGCAAATAGCGGAAACAGCACGATTGTTGCTCGTGACGCTTCTGGTAATTTTTCAGCAGGAACGATAACAGCCAGCCTTACAGGAACAGCAACCAATGCTGCGAAGATTAATAACCGAACTGTATTTGTGCAGAACGCAACCCCAACAGCCCTTGCCACCGGTGATATTTGGTTCCAGGTAGTAGGACTCTAATATGGCAGTACCATCAACAACCGTTTTTGGTGGTACGTGGGGTGACTGGGATTATACAGGGAACGCATCCACGCAAGGCTTGCGTGTTGGTATTGATTTCGAGTGGGACACCCCTACCCATGGCGGCACGACGGTAGTCCTGCGGACAAACTTCTGGACACAAAACCGTTTCAGGATGAACGACACTCAGACCATGACTTTCTCGGGTGTCAACACTAACGATGCAACGACGTACTCAAACACTACAGGTTCAGACACCACAGCTCCAGATGCCGCTAAATGGAGGTTTACAAGAAGCTACACATACACCTATCCAGTCCATCCGCTAGCACATGCCTTTCATACCAGTCCAGGGTCGCATACGGTTGGCGCATCGGTTAGCGGTGTTGACGCTGCCCCAGGCATAGCCCCTAGTCATAGTCGAAGCATCGCAATTCCTGCAAGGCCAGGAACGACACCGGGTGCTCCTGGGGTTACGTCTTCTCCTGGGAACGGCTCCGTGTCTGTCAGTTACACAGCACCTGGCTTTGATGGTTATGCCCCTCTTTCGTACGAATACTCAGATAATGATGTTTATTATCAAACGGCAACTACTAACCCTGTTGTTTTTACGGGTCTTTCAAACGGCACATCTTATACTTATTACATTCGTGCCCGTAACGCATACGGAGTCAGTAGCGGAACCTCTACATCGAATACGCCTCGTACCACACCGGGTGCCCCAAGTATTTCTTCAACCCCAAATAACGGCTCAATATCTGTCAGTTACGGAGCTCCTGGGTCTGACGGTGGAGAAAGTATTGATTCCTACGAATACTCACTAAACGGTACTAGCGGATGGACCGCTACGCCCTCTAACCCTTTCACTCTTTCTGGTGCCAACGGAACAGCGATAAATGCCTATGTTCGTGCCGTAAACGCTGCTGGTGGTGGAGCATCTTCAGTAGTAACCACCAGCACGCCTCGCACAACCCCCGGTGCCCCCAGTGTTTCTTCAACCCCAAACAACGGCTCAATAACCGTCACTTATGGAGCCCCATCTTCTGATGGCGGAAACGCAGTATCCTCTTATCAGTACTCAACTGATAACTCCAGTTGGGTAGCAACGCCATCTAATCCGTTTACAATTAATGGCACTAACGGAACCGCAATTACTATCTACGTAAGAGCAGTTAACGCCGCCGGTGGTGGAACTTCAGCGAGCACAGCCAGTACTCCCCGAACTACTCCAGGCGCACCAACGAACGTAACTTCAACACCTAGCAACGGTTCGGTATCTATAGGTTTTGGAGCACCTTCGTCTAACGGTGGCAACGCTGTATCTTCCTATCAATATTCAACCAACGACTCTACATGGACTGCAACTCCTTCCAATCCTTTCCCAATTTCTGGGACAAACGGAACTGCTATTACCATCTATGTTCGCGCAGTCAACGCTGCAGGTGGAGGAACTTCGGCCAGTGCAACAAGCACTCCTCGAACAACACCTAGCGCACCGACATCTTTTGCAGGCAACAATGCCACCTTTGCCCAAATTGGTTTATCTTGGGGAGCACCATCCAGCAATGGTGGAAACGCAGTTAGTGCTTACGTATTAAGAAACGGCTCTACTGTTTTACAAAACAGCACTGCTACGTCATACACGCATACTGGACTATCTCCGTATACGGATTATTCATACACTGTCACCGCGGTTAACGCTGCTGGAGAAGGAACTCAAGCTTCTTTAACTATAAAATCTCTCGGTGGCGTGGCAAAGGTATGGAACGGCACCTCATGGGTAACCACGTTGCCTAAAATATGGGATGGCACCACATGGGTTGACGCACAGGCTCGCATGTGGGATGGTACTGAGTGGAAACACGGAATATAGAAAATTAGGCCATGAGAGACAAAACGGGAAAAAATTCAGAACGTAAAGCAAGTCCTCTTGATTTTTTTCGTAAAAGTACTGAATACTCTTCGGAAGAAGAGACTACGCGCAGATACTCAATCTGTACTGAGTGCCCTCATTTTTTAGCGATAACAAAACAATGCATTAAGTGTGGATGCTTCATGCAGATAAAAACAAAACTGGCTCACGCTGAGTGTCCTGTTAACAAATGGTGATTTAAAGGCTACGAAAGCTCGTAGAAACCTTTTCCCCATAGACCCTGCAAACGAGTAAAATACTTCTCGTACATCTTTCCCACGGTGTCTAATCCGTAGCGGTCTTTTGAGTATTTACTAATCGCCGCTCTATCAAGAGTCTTGACGTCCTCAGTTGCGTCAGCGAACTCTTGCATCGTGTGACAGCGAAATCCGGTCACTCCGTCGATGACTGTTTCAGTGAAAGCACCCCAGTCTGTAGAGATAATTGGAGACCCACAGGCCATCGCTTCGATAGCTACGGTTCCAAAAGGCTCGACGTAAATAGTTGGCGTAAATGTGGCAATTGCACCACCCATTAGCTTGGCTCGCTCTTCTGTCCCTACAACTCCAACATACTCCCCATAGTTGGGCGCAGAACCCTGTCCAGCGACCACCAGACGCTTTCCTAGGGCCTTACAGGTGTCAACTGCAATCTGATAGCCCTTGCGCTCAATAAGGCGTCCTATGAACAAATAGTAGTCATCTGGCGTTTCCTGTAAAGGGAAGTCTTGAATATCAATATAACTTGGGATTACCGTGTCGTAGAACTTTCCATCAAGGGCATGGGGGTCGGTCACTTTCGACCCGTAGCAGGAGTGCATCCACGCATAGGACTCAAAGACCTTGAATGGAGCGAACGACCCGCCATAACCAATTCCGAACTCCACGCTTAGTTCGTCAGGAAAAGCATCGGCTATTGGCTTGGATGCAAAACCAGCAATAAGGCAAATAAAGTCTTTGTGCTCCAGGCGCTCTTGAATGCCTTTGACTACGTTGCCATTAAACTCAACCCAATGTGGGAGGTTCCAGTCAAACGACGCAGCCGAGTAATGATTCGGTCCTACGGCTTCTAGACGCTGTTCTTCGGTAATACAGGTGATGTGCTCGTCACAGGGGGCTTCGTTGAACTCGCCGCCATACAGAAACACGGTATGCCCGAGGTCTTTCATCATGATGCAGAACTTACGGACTTTCTCCGTATAGGCACATGCCGTGAAGTCTTCAGTCGTGTTTGTGTGAGGAAGGGAAACTACATGAAATCTCATGCAGAAATACTACTCTTATTTATCAGTATCCCGCAATGAGAGAGAATGAAAAATCCTAGGGTCGTCAATAGAAATTCTCTCCCCATTTAGTTCCACAAAATCATCAGGGACGGCTTGTGAGATAAGCCAATCCTGTAAGGATTCGTCAATCAAGAAGGCGTCTTCGTTCTGGAGTTGCGCTTTTGTGTCGCCCGTCAAGTACTTAGAAATTTGCATTGGAGGATACGCGTTAAGAATGTGCTGAATTAGTTCTTCGGGCATATTCATGTCTTCTAAAAGGGCGGTAGAAATTTCACTGCACTTATCCAAGTTGTTGAACGGCTCTTTAGCCACTATTGACCATTCAACCATAAGCCTAATTAATTCACCAAATGAGTTTGCTCCAAAAGGCAGTGCTTGAGATTTGATTTGCTGATTCACTTCATCGTCTTTGAGTTTCAAATAAATGATGTAGCCATGAGGTGGGAGAGAGTAAAGAATTTCAAACTTGTCTATTTCGTCAAGAGACGAAAATAGAACCGTTCCCATAGATTTGTTTAAATCCGTTTCGTTATTTCTTGGAGCAATCGGACCCCAGTTATTAAAATCGCACCTATCCGATGCTTCCGAGTCGTTGATGAGTTTTGCTGCAACTATTGCAAACACTCCGTCATTGTGTATAGACAAATACGGCAAAAACTTAGAAACATAAAATTTAATGTTTGTATTCATTAAAAATACGCTTCTTCAAAACCAATAACTGCGCCTTGAGCACCATTTCCGCCTGAAAGAATGCTGTTAACAGTACTACCAGAGCCTGGGTCGGTATTTGCATTAGACGACACAACACTTTGCGCCATATAAAAAATTAAACCGCCGCCGCTACCACCGCTGCCGACAAATTGCGGTGCATTGTTGTAATTATTATTATCTGGCGCGCGACCGCCAGTCGCGCTAAAATAAATATTTGCGATTGCTCCTCTTGCAAACACAATTCCTGACCCGCCGACGCGCGACACTAAAGAATAACCATAAATCCTAGTAGGCGAAATGTCTAGTGAATTACCTTGAGGCATTCCTCCACCTCCAGTAACGGTAATTGTTGTTCCAACTTTCCCGTTTGGGTTTTCTGCTGACTCTCCATGAGAACCAGCAACCCCTACCCCGCTGTTTTGATAAGTATGGATAACTGAGTAAGACCCACCGCCACCGCCTCCGCCTCCCCATGCAGTTGCCCTAAACCCTGCAGAACCAATCCCTCCAACTGAATTTTCCGATGCACTCATCCCTGAGCCTCCATTGCCAAAAAACATCTTTCCGTCCGCTGACGGGGACCTCTTAGAAGGTGGTTGAGTGCCTTCAGTACTGGAATACGCAGAAGACACTATGTACTGAGCCTGTGCATAAGTAGCGTCTCCTGTCTTTGCAATTCTTGGATAATAATACGCTCCCGCAGGAGAAGATATGATAGTTATGTCTTCCGCAGGCTGGTCGGTGGAGTTACTTCCGTGAAAATAAAACCCTGCAATACCGCCACCAGAAACAAGCGAACCATTTGATATGTTCCCGTTAGCGTAAATACAAGTTAGTTTTTTTCCTACAATATCCGCATTTAAAGAACCTGTATAAAAATACAAACCAGGAGACAGTGAGATATCACCATTAACAACCAAGAAAAAACATTTACTTCTATCTGTAGAGGAATATGTATTAACTCCTGATGTTTCCATTGTTGTAATAGAAAGAGAAGATGCAGAGTAGTAGTACTCATATGCCCCAAGGTTTGCTCCGTTAATCCAAAGGTTCCCAGTTGGTGCTTGTTTTCCTGCAATTCCAAATTTGAGAATGTACTCAGCAAAGTCTTTTACAGAAGGAAAGTGTTGGTCACCTTCAACGCTGCCTCCAGAAGTGGGGGCGTTGGGCATGGGGATATCAATAAGTTTTGTGGACTTATAGGGCTGTAAAGCCGTACGGAGATATTCCTTTGTGGTCACGACTTAGGAAATTCTGTTTACATAGCCGAAGACGTTGATAACTGCAGTAGTTCCAGCAAATGCTCCGACGGTACGAGCAGCAGAACCTGTACCAGTTAAAGGTTGACCAGGAACAACAACGACAGTTGATTGAGGAGGGATAGAGGCAACAATTTTATCGTCTGGGGAAGTGACGCCACCCCACTCAAGGGTCAACAAGACGGCTGCGGCAGATGTGTTGGTTGCATAAATCCATACTTCATCAATAATGCTTGCTGAAGTGCCAGTTGAATGAATCGTTGTGCCAGCAGTCGCCGTAGCAACAACCTTGATTGGTCGACCGCCCGTAGAACCACTGTGTAAAACCTTGCTAAATGTAGCCATATTAATCTCCTATGAAAAAACTCTGAAGCCGATGATAACGGTTTCGTCATCTGATTGTGCTGCAAGCCCTGTCGCTCCAGTCAATCCAGTCGGACCCGTAGCGCCAGTTGCGCCAATCCCTGTCGGGCCTGTTGGACCCGTTACTCCTGTTGGTCCAGTATCTCCAGTAATTCCTGTTAAACCAGTAGCACCAGTTACTCCCGTGGCACCAGTTACTCCCGTGGCACCAGTCGCTCCCGTCGCCCCTGTTATCCCTGTAGCGCCAACGCCTGTTGGTCCAGTCGCTCCCGTGACTCCAGTCGGTCCAGTTGCTCCAGCGACTCCACTTACAATCGGAACCCATTGTGAACTACCGCTATCGTATTGTTTTAGAACAGTCATGGTTTACGCCTTAATGATGTAGTTAAGAACCATTGTTGGTTGCATGACACTAGTTGGGGAAGCAGCATCAGCAGCCGTGTTGTTGACATTGCTTATAGTCACATTGCTTGTAACAGAGTGGGTATGTGCTGATTCGTTGGCATTGGACATGGCCACGGAACCAGCAGGCGTAATAGTAGTTGCTTGGTTAGTCGCCGTATTGACTTGCACGCTGGAGTAATCAGCACCAGTATTAGGAACCAAACGATAAATGCTACTACCGTCGGTATTGGTAGAACTTGCCGTTACGTTACTTCTTTGGATTGTGTGACCGTGAGCGTCTTGTATATGGTTGTGGCTTGCAGCAGTACCATTGAATGAAGCCGTGTTTGCATGGGAGTGAGCCGAGCCTGCACCAGAAGTAACAGCATTATTGGTCACTGTGTTTGAATGAGAGTGGGCAGGTAGACCCGACTGTGCAGCAGTCAAAGTCACATACTGAGAACCAACAACGGTTCCCGAACTGTTAGCAATATCAATACGACCAGCGTCTGAGCCGCCCATATTATCCACACCAGCAATACCGCGACCACGAAGGTCGGGCAGGTTGAATGTTGTTGTTCCGTCACCTACACCGTAAGTGGTTGAAACAACTGCAAACAACGCGGCGTAAGTAGTTCTAGATACTGCTTGTCCGTAACAAAGCAGCCAGTTGGTTGGCGCAGAAGAACCAGCAAACGCAATAACCGCACCCGTTGGGTTTGCTACTTGAACAAACTCGGTTGTAGCAATTTGTGTTGTATTTGTTCCAGCGGAAGCAGTAGGTGCAGTTGGCGTTCCAGTTAGTGCAGGAGAAGCCAAAGGTGCTTTCAGTCCAATGGCAGTTGCTGTCGTGGTAGCAAAGTTTGCGTCATCTCCGAGGGCTAGTGCTAGTTCGTCAAGAGTGTTTAGTGTTGCTGGAGCGGAGTCTACAAGTGCCGCTACAGCAGCATCTGCATAAGCAGTCGTAGCAATTTGAGTATTATTCGTTCCAGCAGCAGCAGTTGTTGATGTCGGGGTGCCGGTTAAGGCTGGAGAAGCAAGTGGTGCTTTTAGCGCTAGGTCGGAAGAAGTAACCGGTGTAGCCCATGCGGTGTCATAACTGGCAGACGAAGACTTTGCCAACATTTGACCAGTCGTTCCACCGCCAGGGATTATGACCAGACCTGTATCTGACGTGTCTGCCCAAAGGACATCAAAAGTCGTTGGGGCGGTTCCCTGAATAGCAACGCCAGCAGGTCCCTGAACGCCTCCGACGCTGACGTTGAGCGCCCATTTACCGTCCGTGAACGTCCAGGTCTTGCCATCTACCGTGTGATTAGTTCCCGGAGCGGGTGAGTTGGGGAAATCGATAGCCATGCCTGCAATTATACCCTGAACTGATTAAGGGGAACCATAAGAAACAAGGTGGCAATATAATGCCAATTGAAGAAATCAAAAACTATGGTCGTTACGCTTCCAACGCTGCTTTAGCAGCTAGGTATGCTGCTCTCTGCTCATTTTGGTCATACACGGGAGCGTCATAAGCATCCCCGTTGTCCTTTATTGCCTGAATGGTTTCTTCAGCCCATTGTTCAGCGTCTTCTTTTGTCCACGGCATCCAGTTATGGGGGAAGTTAAATTGACTTATTGTGCGAGAAAAAGAAGAACCATTAATTTCCCCAGTCCATGTAATGGTTGCTTCATTTTTGTCGTCTACTTCATATGTGTATTCCATAATGTCTCCTTAAACTACATACTCAATAATGACAGCGCCATTTGAACCCATTTTTGCAGGGGTAGTTCCTG